TTAGGTACACGATTGAAGTAGATAAACAAGATGCTCAAGATAGAATATACATGCACGTTTCAGGATTTAACGGAACTACTTCAGTCTTTTCAGGTACTGACATCCTGTCTGAGTCTGGAGTATCAACAGGCTACCAATCTTATAACGGTTCTTTCGATTTCAGTGGCGTTCTAAATAAAATTGTAGTTGAAGTTGGTGGTCGAGATATCAATCTTGCAGTAGGTCCTGTATTTGATGATGTCACTATTAACGTATTTTATAATGTTATTAATACAATAATTACTCAACAGATAACCACTATTGAAGAAATATATTATTTAAATCTTTTTGATTCTGTTGAATTAGATTTTGTTGAAGAAGTCTTTGAATTTAATGATGTAAGTATGAACGAGGGCGAAATAGAATTCACTCCAATCGAAGCTCCTGTTGAGGAAATAACCGTTGCAAGTGTAGAATTAGAAATAGCTGAAATTGAAATAAATTTACCTGAGCCAGAGGTTGAGATTGTTGAGGTTGAGACAGAGGTTGAGATGGAATTAGAAATGGAAATGGAAGAAATTGTAGTTGTTGAGGCTGAACCTGAAGAAGAGATTACCGAAGAACCTCAAGAAGAATCACAGGAACCAGAACAAGAAGAACCGCAAACACCACAAAAAGAAGAAGATCCAGAAGAAACGGTAGAAGAAGAGAAGTCATCAGAGCCTAAGGTATCAAAGAAGGAAAAAGCTGCCACCAAAATTGTAAAGAAGATTGATGATAAACAGAGATATGATGACGCTGCTCAGACTAAAACTCTGATCGTTATGCAAATACTTGGCAATACAAAAACCTTTTTTGATAGTCAAACGCTTATACAAGATACAAACGTAACCGAGTATTTAAACAAGACAATAGATGATCAGTATGGTATGTTGTTTGATATGGCACAGGAAAACACTATTCAGGAGATGATAAATGCCCAGTATTGAGTACGCCGGGATGAAGGTATCTGGAGGGAAAGTCTTTGCCATTCTTACTTTATTAGGTGCACTTGGTTCAGGTGCGTGGGCCGTTTTTAATTTTTACTCCGACTATCTCTCAATGAAGGAAAAGATTTTGTTGTATACCGAACCGGACCTCTCTCAATATGATGAAGGTATGGCAGTATTAAAATCTGAGATAGATATGATACTTCAAGAAATAACCATAATATCTGATGTTGCCCGTGATATGCGCTCAGACATGAAGGCGGATTTACGTCAACAATCTGGAGATATTCGACACATAACTGAAATTGTAAATGATGTGGAAGATAGACAAAAAGAGGATACTAGAGAAATATTTGATGAACTTAAAATAATAGAAGAAAACCTTGACTTAAAGATTAATAAGGCTTTAAATAATCCTTTGAACGATATGAGTGCAAAAAAATAAAAGGAGTAAACCATGTGTAATTGTAAAACAGATGCGGATTGTATATGTCGACTAAGATAGATATTAAAACAGTATTGCCCTATCTGGTATTGTTTGGAACAATAGCAATGACATGGGGTATGTGGTCAGAACGTCTAAATGCAGTAGAAGAAAAGGCAGATAGTGTTGCAAAAATGCAACAAGATATAGCTATTATAAAAGAAAGAATTCTTCAAATGGACGATAAAATAATGTGGATTGAAGAGTTCTTAATTAAAACAGTGGATATGTAATGGAAGAGGATTTAGATATTGTATTTGAACCAGATTTTGAAATTGGTACAATTCATTAATGAAACAATGTCAACTCTGTGGATGTCTTTGTCATTGTGCCTTAAACACATCTTGTATGTGCGAGTGTCCGAGGTGCGTGCATGACGATCAGCCGAGCCCAGATGAGACAACAGATAACGAAACCAGGAAGGAGTAAAAAGAAAAATGGGAAAATTATGCGCAAGAGGAAAAGCCGCCGCAAAGCGTAAATTCAAAGTGTACCCCAGCGCATATGCAAATATGTATGCGAGTGCAGTATGCTCAGGGAAGGTTACTCCAGGAGGTAAGAAAAAAGTTCAAAAGAAAGCAGACGGAGGTAGACTTACTACAACTGTCCCGCCAATGAGAGGTCCTAATCCTCAAGGTCTTACAAACAAACTATCACAGGAAAGAAAAATGGTATCGAGCTACAAGCAAGGTGGTATCGCTAAAGGTTGTGGTGGTGTTATGAAAAACCGTAGAAAAAAAACTAAAAAATCATAACGTGAAAAAAAGAGATCCTAAAAAAGGAACAGGTAAAAAACCAAAAGGATCAGGCAGACGATTATATACAGATGAAAATCCAAAAGACACTGTCCGCATTAAATTTGCTACTCCGACTGATGCGAGAAAAACTGTGTCGAAAGTCAAAAAAGTCAAAAAGCCCTTCGCCCGCAAAATTCAAATCCTTACTGTAGCTGAACAAAGAGCAAAGGTTATGGGAAAAAATAAAGTGGCTTCTATATTTAAAAGTGGTAAAAATAGTATAAGGAAAAAACATGGCAAAAAAAGGACTTAGAGCTTGGGTAAAAGAAAATTGGGTAGACATAGCTAATCCAAGATCAGACGGTTCTTTTCCTAAATGTGGTAGAAGTGGTGGAGAGAAAAGAAAAAAATATCCAAAGTGTGTCCCCATAGCTAAAGCTAGGGCGATGTCAAAAGGACAACGTGCAGGAGCAGTTAGAAGAAAACAAGCAAAAGCTAACACCGGTCCTACACCTTCAAGAGCAGCAACCTTTGCCAAGAAAAAAACAAGCAGAAAAAATAAAAGATGATGTAATTCAATGGTCTAAGCAGGTCTTAGAACCAATGAATAAACATCTTGGATTTCCAGCGTGTCCTTTCGCAGCTAAGTGGAGAAGAGATAATAAATTACGAATTGAGGTTCGTGTAGATAAGTCAAAGTATGAAAAGCATTTAAATACTTTACTTAAGTCTTGGAATAAAAAACAACACGATATTCTAATATTCTGTGATCCCTTTTTTAATCAATATTCTTTTGAACAATTTAATGAAAAAGTAAATTTCTATAATAAGCTTTACAATAGAAGAGATGTATATTTTATGGGATTTCACCCTGATGTTCCGGCTACTGAGGAAGATCAAGAGTTTTTGGTTGATCCTACAGATAATTGCACCTATGAGGGTAACATCGAATATTCCATGATGTTAATACAAAAGTTTAAACAGTTGTATGATGCAAGTTGCAAACTACATAAGATAGGTTATTATGACAAATGGCCAGCAGAGTATTACGATGAAGTCGTAAAAACTCGGCAAGACAAATACGAACAACTTTTTAAAAAGGAGAAAAAAAATGCCAGGTATGAAGAAAACAAAAAACATAGTAGGTAAGATGCGTGGTGGCGGTAAAGTCAACAAGATGCGTGGTGGCGGTAAAGTCATGATGGCAAAAGGTGGCAAGATGGTTAAGAAGAAGGGCAAGAAGAAATCTGTCGTTAAAAAAAGAGGATAACCTAAATGGCCACATCTGGAACAACAACTTTTAATTTAGAGCTCGATGACATCATTGAGGATGCTTATGAAAGGTGTGGCTATTCAGGCACCCGCACTGGTTATCAATTAAAATCAGCAAGAAGAAGTTTAAATCTTTTATTATCTGAGTGGGGTAATAGAGGAGTTCATATTTGGAAAGTTATAAATCACACACAAAGTTTAACAGCAGGCACCACAACATACACAGCACCAAGTGATGCAAGCGATGTATTAGAAATGGTTTTTAGAAATGGATCTACAGATACAACTATGACAAAGGTATCTAGATCAGAGTATCAAGCGATACCAAATAAATCTTCTCAAGGAGTTCCAACTCAATATTTTGTACAAAGAAATTTATCAAATGTTGAAATTAAATTATACCTAACTCCTGAGACAACAGGCACTCAAATTAATTATTATTATTTAGGAAGAATTGAAGACGCGGGCGCTTATACCAATCAACCTGATGCTCCTTATAGATTTTTACCTTGTATGGTTTCAGGTCTTGCATATTTCTTATCACAAAAAATTTCACCAGAGAGAACTCAAGCTCTAAAATTATATTATGAAGATGAGTTACAAAGAGCTCTAACTGAGGATAGTCAATCAACTTCTGTTCATATTGTTCCTCAGAATTTTTTCATAGGTAGTTAACATGGGTGCTTTTGCTGCCGGAAAACATTCACAAGCTATTTGTGATAGATGCGGACAGCAGTATGATTATTTACAGTTAAAAAAAGAATGGAACGGTCTACTGGTTTGTCCCGAATGTTACGAGCCCAAACATCCTCAACTAGATCCTCCATACTCAAGACCAGATCCCGAAGCCTTACAAAATCCTAGACCTGCTAGAAAAGAGCCAGTCGTAGTTTTTGTTGGTGCTCCAGGTGATTCAGCATTTGAATCAAACGGAATGATACCTGTCACACCGGTATCAAAACTTACCATGAGTTTTAGTCAAGGATTAGTAAGTATTCCCACATATGCTCGTGTAGATACACTTATGACGGTAGCACCTAAAGGTGGCGGAGGTGGTAATGCTTATTATTCTGGAGGAGTACAACAACCGACATTAGGGTTTAGCTATCAGACGGTTAGAGGTATAGCATTTGCAGATGATTCTTCAAAAACTCACCCTATGTTATTAAGCACAACATCGGATGGAACACATGGAGGAGGATCTACCTATACAACTAATGTGATGTATCTACTTGGAGATGCACCTAATCAGACCTTTGTCTCTCAATCTGCTTATATTGCTGAATTTTCAGCATCAAGTCCTCAACGCAGAACACTGGCAATATTTCTAGACTCTTCTACGCCAAGTGTGTTATATTATTATTGTCAGAATCACTCAGGAATGGGTGGTCAAATAAACATAAGTACATGAATTATAGTGATTTATTAACACAGATTAGAGATTATACAGAGGTCAGCTCTGATGTTTTATCCAATACTGTCATTAACGTTTTTATTACAAACACAGAAAATAAAATTCAAAGAGAACTAGATTTAGACGCATTTAGAAAATTTTCTACTTCTACTCTAATTGCAGATAATCCCTTTATTAGTTTGCCAGATGATTTTGATTTTGAAAGAGGTGTGCAAATTGTTGATGGAAATGCGGATAGAACTTGGTTAGAACAGAAAGACACAACTTTCATTGATGAATATAATGTAGATCGTGTTAACAATAAAGGTACTCCGAAATATTATGCTAATTGGGATCAAAACACATTTATTGTGGCTCCTACACCTAATGCGGCTTTGACGGTAGAACTTTGGTATAATAGAACACCAGAAAGATTAGGTGATGGTACTGGGGGCACAACAACCACGACTTATTTATCTAATACCGCATCAGATCTTTTACTTTATGGCACTTTATCAGAGGCCTTTTCATACTTGAAAACTCCTAAATATGTGCAATTATATGAACAAATGTACGCTCGATCTGTGCAAGGTTTAGCACAGACTCAAATGGGTAGAAAACGTAGAGATGAATATGCGGATGGGGTCCTTCGTATTCCTCTTAAATCAGCAGACCCCGGAGGTAATTAGACATGGCAATAACACAAGCGGTATGTGATAGCTTCAAGAAAGAGTTGTTAGAAGGTGAACATGACTTTCGATCCTCTGGTGGCGATTTATTCAAACTAGCTTTATACACAAGTTCCGCAACATTAAGTAATACAACAACTGCATACACAACCACACAAGAAGTTTCTGCATCTGGTTCTTACGCTGCAGGTGGAGGTAATCTTACAAACACAGGTGCTGCGAAAACCAATAACACCTCTTTTATAGATTTTAGTGATATTAGTTTTACAAGTGCAACAATTACTGCTAGAGGTGCTTTAATATATAATGCAAATACTACAGCAACGACAAACACAAATGCTGCAGTTATGGTTTTAGATTTTGGATCTGATAAAACATCAACAGCAGGAACTTTTACAATTCAGTTCCCAACAAACGACGCTTCAAGTGCTATATTAAGACTGACCTAATACACTAAGGTAAACAACTATGTTCTTTGGTGCTACAACTTTTGCAGGAGATTCTTTTGGTGCTCAAGGTGGAGCAAATGCAACCATTGCTCTCACAGGTATTCAAGTAACCGCAACAGAGGGCGCTTTAATATTCTTAGGTGATGTTACTACTTTTCCAACAGGTATTGGTATTACTTCTACTCAAGCGAGTGTAATTCTTCCAAACATTGATGTTCAACTTACAGGCATACAAATAAATTCAACTTTTAATGGTTCGGGTGTTGTCGTCATACCTCAAAATATAGTTTTCCCTTCAGGACAAAATATAGGTTTCACCTTGAATAATCCAGGCGTAGGAGTTATAGCTTGGGAAGCTGTAGATGATAGTGCTTCGATGACATGGACTCCAGTTAGTGATACTGCATCTTTTACATGGTCTTCTGTAGATGATAGTGCTTCGATGACATGGACAGAAGTAAGTGACACGGAGGCAGCTTAGTGCTATAAATTAAACAATGGCTGATTTTGTATTAAATGATCGTGTAAAAGAAACCACCACCTCAACAGGAACAGGCACCATTCAATTAGCGGGTGCAGCAACAGGTTTTGATACTTTTGTAGCGGGTGTAGGTAATGGTAAAGAAACATTTTATTCTATATTTGGCGAAACGGGCACAGAATTTGAAGTAGGTAGAGGCACAGTCACAGACTCTACTCCTGATACTCTTTCAAGAACAACTGTCTTTTCTTCCTCTAACTCTGATAATTTAGTAGATTTTTCCGCAGGAACAAAAATAGTAATTTGTACATTACCTGCAAAACAAACTCCTTCAGCAAGTATGACTGCTGCAACTTATGTTTACACACACAATTCAACTATATCTGATGATCAAACAATGGACTCAGGAGTATTAGCAGGCCCCGTCTCAATAACAGGGACTGTGACAGTTACAGGAACTTTAGCGGTGGTATAAATGTCAAAACTTGAAGTAGATAAATTAACCCCTCAATCAGGAACAAGTCTTACGCTTGGCGATAATGGTGATACTTTTACATTACCTTCTGGAACTATTCTAACAGCAACAAGTGCAACAGTTAATTTGCCCGCAACACAAACGGTAACAACAGAGTTAAAAACAAATAAGATATCTCCTGCCTCTGGAACAGCATTTACTTTTGGTGATAGTGGTGACACGTTCACAATTCCAAGTGGCGTTACAATTACAAACAACGGAACACAAACAGGTTTTGGTGGAACAAACACTCCGAACTTTAGAGTTTACAGAAACTCTACTCAATCCATAAGTGATGCTAGTATAACAAAAGTTCAATTTGATACTGAAGACTACGATAGTGCAGGCGCATACGATAACTCCACAAACTACAGATTTACAGTTCCATCAGGTCAAGCTGGTTTATATTTTCTCACCTCTAGAGTTTACTTTAATTACACTGGTAGTAACAGAATTGACGAATATAGAATATATTTATATAAAAACGGTTCTGAATTAGTTTCAAATAATATTGATCTTAGAAACGGTGGTTCTCCTGCAGGGGGACAAGACATTACCATGCATATTACTGGAGTTTTTAATCTAGCTGTTAGTGATTACATTGAAGTTTTTGCTTTTATAGATTATGGAGGATCAGCAGATATATCTGGTGGATCAGCTAAAACAGATTTTACAGGATTTAAATTAGTAACATGAGTGAACTAAAAGTAAATAAAGTATCGCCGAGAAGCGGAACTGATATCACTTTAGGTGACAGTGGAGACACTTTTACAGTTCCAACAGGAGCATCTCTTGTTGCTACTGACGAATTAAAAACAAACAAGATCTCTCCTTCTTCAGGCACATCTTTTACTTTTGGAGATAGCGGCGATACATTTACAGTTCCTTCTGGGGCGACGATCACAAATAATGGAACTGCTACAGGATTTGGTGAGGCCATACCAAGTGGTGTCATTCTCATGTGGCATGGCACTTCGGGTAATATTCCTAGTGGTTGGGTTATCTGTGATGGTAATAATTCAACACCTAATTTAACAGACAAATTTATTAAGGCTTCTGGCACTGCAAATAACACTGGTGGTAGTAGCACTTCTGGAGCAACCACTCTATCGGAAAGTCAAATACCTTCTCACAAACACAATTTGAATGGTAATAACGCAAACACAGGAGCAACAAATAGCACTTGGGCTACGATACAATCTACAACCAACACAGTAAGTTCACCTAATCCTGTTCAAAACACAGGCGGTGGTGGTTCTCACACGCACTCCGTTGATCCACCTTATTACACATTAATATTTATTATGAAGACATAGAGAGAAAAATTATGAAAATAACAATACTTAAAACAGATAATGTAGTTACCATAGATAGTTTTGGTTTTGACAATATAGACTTATCTTCAGTAGGATCTGATATTCATGCAATACAGTTTGATACTGAACTTTCTAAAGGTCATATCGAATATAATGATGAAAAAGTTAATAAAGAAATAACAGATATAAGTTCTTATCAGTCAATTATAGATAAACATAATCAACAAAAAACTGAATATGATACTCAACGACAAAAAGAAATAGACGATTTTAATGCTTATAAAGAAACTTATCAGTACAAAAGGTCCATATCCTATCCTTCAATTCAAGAGCAGCTAGATATGCAGTATCACGATGCTATAAATGGCACAAACACTTGGGTAGATGCAATAACAAAAGTTAAAGAGGATCACAAAAAATGAGTAGCGAATTAAAAGTAAATAAAATATCACCCGAAAGCGGAACTGATGTCACTTTAGGTGACAGTGGTGATACGTTCACTATACCTGCGGGGGCAACCATATCTAATAATGGCACGGCCAATGGTTTTGGTGGAGGCGGTGTTGCTGCTCACGATACACAAGTAATTACATCTACAGGGACTTACACTCCTACTGCAGGAACAACTTTTGTTCAAGTCTATTGCATAGGAGCAGGAGGTGGTGGCGGAGGTGCTGTCACTACAAATAACTTTTATTTTGGCTCAGGAGGTGGTGGCGGAGCAGGTGGTTGTGCTATGAAAATTTATAACGCAACTGAACTAGGATCAAGTGCTGCCGTGACTATCGGTGCTGCAGGATCGGGAGGCTCAGGAGCTTCAGGGTCTAACAGTGGGACCGCAGGTGGAGATACAACTTTTAATCCTCAAGGTTCAGGACCTACGTTGACAGGCGGTGGTGGCGGAGCTGGCACAGGCGTTGACTTTTCAAGTGTTGAAAATATAGGAGGCACTCCTGGTGCAGGAGGAACAGCTTCTAATGGAGATATAAATATAAAAGGCGAAAACGGAATTGTTATTGGATCAAAAGGAAGAACTGTCAGTGGTGGTTTTGTATGTATAATGTGCTCTGGTGGAGCAAGTTTCTGGGGAGGAAGCACACCGGTCACAACTGTGGGTTCGAACGCTCAAGCTGCTGGAGTAGCTGGAGTTAATGGTTCTGGCGGTAGTGGCGCTGTTGGAGGACAAATTAATGGTGGTGGTGCTCAAATTTCAGGTGGCAACGGTGGCGCTGGAGTTGTAGTAATATTTGAGTATCAGTAAAAATTAAAGTATGATAGGAATACATTATGGCATCAACATATTCAGATAGACTTAAATTAGAACTTCAAGGCACTGGTGAAAACGCAGGTACATGGGGTGATAAGACTAACAATAATTTAACCGTCTTAGATGCATTTGGTGCAGGGTATTTATCAAAAAGTGTAGCGGGTAGTTCAGATGTTACTTTGACAACTGCAAACGCTTCAGATACTGCTGAGGCTTCCAACAAAGTTATAGAACTAACTGGAGCATTAACCGGTAGTATCAAGGTATTTATACCTGCCGTAGAAGGCAACTATATTTTTTTCAATAACACAACAGGATCTCACACTCTTACAATAGCTCCGACAGGTCACGCCGCTAATGGTGTAGCCATTACTCAAGGATCTTCAACAATAGTATATAATAAATCTAATCGCTGTGTTGATATGCTAGGCGCTAAAGTTGGTACAACTAGCACTACATATATTGGTAGTGGGGCAGAGTTAACAGGTATTGATATTATACCTTCTGGTTCTTTAATGTTATTTCAACAAACAAGTGCACCGACAGGATGGACAAAACAAACAACTCATGACAACAAAGCTTTAAGAGTCGTGACAGGCTCAGCAAGTTCTGGTGGCTCAAACACTTTTTCTGCAGCGTTTAACAATGCTTTTACAATTAGTGGAACTACTGGTGGCACCGCAGTTACTATATCGGGATCAACCGCTGGTCACTCAATCTCACAAGCTGAACTACCAAATATAACTTTAACTCCACAACAAAGAGCAAAAACAGAGGACAAAGGTCCTTTGAACAGAGGTTCTTCATCTGGTGGTGGTGCTGGTTATGAATTTCTTGACATACCTTTAGGTGGTTCAGGTACAGCTCACAGTCACGGCGTAGGAACATTAGCAGGTGGATCGCACACACATAGTTTCTCAGACACTCATAATCTTGATGTCCAATATGTTGATCTCATTATCTGCTCTAAAGATTCTTGAAAATCGAAATCAAAGATAACTGTCCTCTTAACGGTTTTAAACCTTGCAAAAAATTTGATTGCGGTTGGTTTATACAAGTTCGTGGAAGACATCCTCAAACAGGTGAAGAAATTGATGAGTATGGCTGTGCAATGGCCATGATGCCTATGCTTATGATTGAAAACTCAAGACAAACAAGTCAAGCAGGTTCAGCTATAGAAAGTTTTAGAAATGAAATGGTAAAACAAAACATGACAACAATGTCAGCATTAGTAGAAGGGATGAATAAACAAAAGAAATTAAAATGATTACAGGCGATTTAAAAGATCACAACGTAAGGTTGTATCTAGGCATGCCCATGTATGGTGGAATGCTTACTGAAAACACTATGCATGGAGTATTAGGTCTTCAATCATGGACCTCGGATCAGGGTGTCGAGATGAAAGTACAAACCGTTGGCAACGAGTCTTTAATTACGAGAGCAAGAAATACAATAGTTTCTATGTTTCTGGATGATAAGGATTATATTGCAACACATTTATTGTTTATTGATGCCGATATTGGTTTTACTCCGACAAACATAGACAGGTTGATCAGAGCGGACAAAGATATTGTGTGTGGTATTTATCCTCGTAAATGTGTTCATTGGGATAAGATTAGAGGTATTTTAAAAGACTTTCCTAATATATCAAATCGAGAACTTGAATACAGATCTTTGGGATATAATCTTAATTTTAAAGATCCTAAAAATATTAAAATGGAAGATGGTTTTTGTGAGGTTTTAGAAGCTGCTACAGGCATGATGTTGATTAAAAGAAACGTTTTTACAAAATTAAGAAAAGCTTTTCCTGATCGAAAATATAAATCTGATCAAATAATCAACGGTGGTATTTGGCGCTCTGATAATTGTTATGATTTTTTTGGAGTAGGAAAACTACCTTGGGATAAAGAAGAACGATATTTAAGTGAGGACTATTATTTTAGTAGATTATGGTCTAAGATAGGTGGTAAAATTTGGGCAGATGTGGCGTCGCCCTTGGTGCATCACGGCAACATGCACTTCAATGGCCATGTAGGAGCAATATTTAGTAGAGCCAATGACACTAACAAAAATAGAACTAAAACCGGGGATTCAAAAGCAGACAAGTAATTTAGGCGCTGCTGGTGGTTATACTGATTGTGATAATGTAAGATTTAGATACGGCTTACCTGAGAAAATAGGTGGTTGGGAAAAAACTCAAAACAATACGCTAATCGGAGTGGCACGTGACGCTCATAACTGGGTTGCTTTAGATGGCACTCGTTTACAAGCTGTAGGTACAGATAAAAAATTATACATTTTTGCTAACGATATTTTTTACGACATAACTCCAGTAAGAGCTACTTTTTCTAGTGTCAGTAATATTTTTACGACAACTAATGGATCTCCTAATGTAACCGTAAATATAACAAGTCATGGTGCTAGTGAAGGAGACATTGTTACTTTTTCTGGAACGACAGGATTGTCGGGAACTAGCTTTACAACAGTAAATTTTGATCGAAGTTTTGAAGTTAAATCAATAACTAATGCAGATCAGTTTGTAATTCAACAAGACGTAAATGAATCAACTGGTTCTGTCACAACAGGTACTGCTACCGCAGTATTTGATATTAGTATAGGTCCTGCTTTTTCTACTTTTGGTTATGGTTGGGGTACAAATGGTTGGGGTGGTTTTACAACTGCTATTACAAATACATTAGATGGTGCTCTGCTTGATGATAATAATGGAACAGGTGGATCAGGTACATCAATAACTTTAGACAGTACCGCAGGTTTTCCTAGTTCAGGCAAAGTCATTATTGATGATGAGATCATATCTTACACAGGAGTTTCATCACCTAATCTTACAGGTATCACAAGAGCGGTTGATAGTTCTACAAGATCAGCACATGCTGATGGCACTGGAGTTGTTTTCTTTGAGGATTCTGCTAATGCCACACCATGGAATACAGCGTCGGTTACTTCATCGGTTCAACTGAATGGTCGTGATTGGTCGTTAGATAACTTTGGTGAATTGTTAATTGCAACAGTTTTAGATGGCTCAACATTCGAGTGGTCTCCAACTTCAGATGGTTTGACAGGTAAGGCAAGTCTTGTAACAAATGCACCAACCACTTCAAAGTTTTCTTTAGTTTCAACACCAGATAGACATTTACTTTTATTTGGTACAGAAAGCACTATTGGTAGCGCCTCATCTCAAGATCCTTTGTTATTACGTTTTTCATCACAAGAAGATATTAATACTTATCAACCAACGGCAGAAAATACCGCTGGTTCTTTACGTATTCAAGACGGTTCTACTATTGTAGGTGCCGACAAAGCTCGTGGTCAAATCTTAGTTTGGACAGATACCTCTTTACATGGTTTACAATTTATTGGTCCCCCTTTTACTTTTGGTTTAAATCAGTTAGGTAAAAACTGTGGTTTGTTAGGACAACACGCTGCCGTAGTTGTTCGTGACGTAGCGTATTGGATGGGGCAAAACGCATTTTTTGTTTTTGATGGTACAGTCAAAAAAATACCTTGTACTGTTGATGATTTTGTATTTGAAAATATTGATCTTACACAGAATGATCAAATCTTTGCAGGTGTCAATACAGAGTTCGCAGAGATTATTTGGTTTTATGTTACTAACCCAGATAACGTGGCTCAACCTCAAGTAAACAAATGTGTTGTATATAATTATTTAGAACAAACATGGTATGTTGGTACGTTAAGTAGAACATCATGGGTTGATCGAGGAGTCTTTCAGTTTCCTTTGGCAACAGAGTTTTTACAAAATAGCACGGCCAACGCAACACCAACTGTTGTTGGTTTATCCAACGGTGTATCAGAGCATTATAAACATGAGTTCGGCACAGATGCTGACGGTGAAGCGATGCAAGCTTTTATAGAATCAGGAGATTTTACAATCACTCAAGGAGGAGAAGACCCTATGAGAATTTCTAGATTTGTTCCTGACTTCAGGGATCAAGCACAAAATTTAACAATGACAGTCAGCTTTAAAAACTATCCTTACGGTAGTGTCGTTAGTCAAACAGCTTTAACAGTTGCAACTACAGATACAAAAAAAGATATGCGAGGCAGAGGAAGACAGGCTAATTTTAAAATTGAAAGTAATGCAGTAGGTGGTAATTTTAAAGTAGGAACATATCATTTTGATGTTGAACCAGATGGTGAAAGATAATGGCTAAAATAGCACAAACACGTTTTCCTGACCCGCCTGAATCTTATGACGCAAGAGCTTTTGCTGAACTCGTTCGTCAGTTGGAGCAGTTGATTTTACAATTAAATTCTTCTTATCAACAAGATAACGCAAATGAACAAACGAGAAGGGCGTATTTTTTTAGCTAATGTCAGACGTATTTAAAAGATTTATCTCTAATTTAACTACCACTAATTTGACCACAGTATTTACTGTGCCGGAGGCAAATGTTGCTGCTACACCCCCGGTGCCTGTATCGACATTTGTGGTAAAATCACTGTCTGTGCACAATTATGATGCATCAAGTTCGGTGACTGTTAGTATTACTCAAAACGATGGTACAAGTGATTTTGAGATAGATGAAGTTGATGTATCTGCTACTGATACAACGACTAGGACTGATGTTAAAGTATTTCAAGGTGGGGACAAATTGAAGGTCACAGCTAATGCTGCTAATAGGGCTATGGTGACTGTTTCCTTGCTTGAAATTAAACAACAACAATAGTACAAATAAAGGTTAAAGATGCATAAAATAGTAGAAGAACCAAAGATTATTGGACACAAGGAGATAGATGGTCAACAAGTTCCTATATACCGTTGCAAAGCGGAAACAGTCATTACTAATTCAAAGACTGGAGCAACTTATGAGAGTGAAGAAGCAGCTTCTGCTGATATCTCCGATCCTGGCACGGACACTACAGAAGAAGATATTAAAAGGGATGTTACGGTTTTTGCACCGAGATTAGCTATGGGCGCTACAAATAAGAAGGATGATTAGATGTTAAAGAATTTTATTGAAGGAGTTAAAGATGCTTTACCAGCAATTGCTGGAACTATAGGTTATGCGGTAGCAGGACCAGCAGGTGCAGCTATAGGTTCTGGAATAGGTTCTTTAGCTAGAGGTGATGAGGGTGATCAAGCTTTACAAAACGCTTTAATAGCGGGAGGCATTGGTTACGGTGGTCAAAAGTTTTTATCTGGCGGATCAGGACCTATCGGACAATTTTTTTCAAAAGGCACAATACCTGGTGTAGTTGGTGACACTGGAATACTAAAATCTTTTAGTCAACGTTCGTTCTCTCCTGGTATGACGCAACTTGGTTTTGGTGGTAAGTATTTACCAGCTGAAACTATTGAAGCTTCAAGAATGATTGGTGGCACTCCTGTTTACACGAGTGGTGAAGCAGGGTATGGAACTGTGATGAGTGGTGGCACTGAAGTTAGTGGTGCAACTTTAAAAGAGTTTGATGCATTAAAAGCTTTAGGAACAGGTGAGTCAGACGCAACTATTTTAGCACAAGCTAAGAAAAATGTTTTAAGCGGAAGCACTATTGCTAAGGATGCAGGTACCATGAGTAAGTTTTTAGAATTTTCAAAAGCTAATCCTGAACTGGTATTAGGTGCGGGTTTGTTATTGGAACGCTCAGGTTTCTTTGATGAAGGAGACATAGAAGAATTACCACCGAGTCCTATACCAGGTAGTCAAGGTTCTTTGAACACTGGCATTGCTAGAGTTGCTCAACCAGTAGCTGGTCAAGGCGGTCTCTTCTCTTATAATATGGCTAAAGATGGTGGTATTATGAAAGCTAAAGATGGTAAGCAGGCAGATGAAGAGGACTCTTTGTCAGCAGAAGATAGAGCACTTTTGGATATGTTAAGAGAGTCTCGTGAAAGAGAGTTAATGGAGAGTCTTAAAAACTTTAAATTTAATATGGATCAGTTTCAAAACCCTAAATTCACACCAGAAGGAGTTATGACAATTGGTGCTGCTCAAGGTAGAATGATGGATGGTAGTATCAGTAATTTTAAAGAGAACAGTCCAAGAAGAGATTTATTTTTAGAGAGAGAAGGTCCAATATCCGATGACCGTGGATCACCGAACAAGGACACTGTTTATGCTAAATTAGCTGACGGTGAGTTTGTTGTTAACGCAGACACAGTAGCTGATATTGGATACGGTATGGGAGCTCGTAACTTAGAAGACGCAAAAGACTTAGGTGGTTCTTTCTTTTATGGGTTACAAGATGCTCAGAAAAAAGGTATATTAGGTAATATGGTAGGTATGGCATAATGGCGGTTCAAGAACAAATTGTTAGACAAGCACCTTTTATAGAAAACAGAACAGAACAACTTTTACAATCTGTGTTTGGTCCTCAAGGTGTTGCTAACGTAGCATATACTGTTCCAGCAGCGAGTGTTGCTGGTTTTCAACCTTTACAAAACACAGCTCTTTTTTCTGCTGCTAGTGATGTTGCTAACGCAAACATTTCTTCCGGTATTGGTGCGTATCAACCTTATTTAGGCGCTGCTTCTCAACAGCTCGGTGCTGCCGGAACAACTATGGGTGCTGGTCTTGGAGCTATTGGGCAAGGTGTAAATATGGTTCAACCGTCTAATATTCAACAGTTCATGGACCCATATCAACAACAGGTTACACAAAATGTTTTAGCTGAGATTGACCGTCAAGGACAAATAGCACAAAACCAAGCAGCAGCTCAAGCAGTCGGGGCGGGTGCTTTTGGTGGTGGTCGTGAAGGCGTGCAAAGAGCTGAATTAGCCAGAAACTTACAAGATATTAAGTCAAGACGAATTGCAGAAGACTTACAAAGAAATTTTTTACAAGCACAGCAGCAGCAATTACGATCTGCAGCTACGCTTGGTCAGTTGGGTCAACAAACATTAGCAGGAGGTATTGCACAGCAAGGTTTAGCAGAGCAGACCGCTGGTCTAGGCTCCATGGCTCAATCAGCAGGTTTTAGAGATGTTGGACAACTACTAGGTCTTGGTGGTTTACAGCAACAACAAGAGCAAATGCAACGTGATGTAGCTCGTCAAAACGTTTTAGAAGCTCAAAGAGAACCATTGGGTAGAATACAGTTTGCTTCTGATATTTTAAGAGGTGTTCCTTCTAGTCAAATGACTTATCAAACTCAGCCTTCTCCTTCACCATTTAGTCAATTATTAGGTGCGGGTGTTGGTTTAGCAGGTATCAGTTCTTTAATGGGTAATGCAGGTTTTGGTTTCTCATAGGATAATGAATGTCAAATGTACTTAATAGAAAAATGTTTGTTCAAGGCTACCGGGGAGGATCTTCGGTAAGAGGCGAACCTCGTGGCGCTCGTCCAGAAAGTGTTTACGACTCAGGGTTATTCAAGCCTATCTTAGGTTTTGATTTTCTTAGTGGTATAGCTGCTGGTGCTAATACTGCAAAAGAAGAGCGTGCAAAGGGAGACAGTCCCTACATTACTAAATCTTTAATTGATAACGTAAAACAAACTTTTAAAGCTTCTCCTGATTATTATGGAGATATGTTTAACTATTTATTAGCTCCTATTGAAGACATCAATAGAGGAATTGTTCAAGAATTAGGGACTGGTTTTTTTGGTTTAGATAGAGGAACTATTGATACAAGTCAAGGTGCTGGTTTTAGGTTTAAAACAGAGTCTAACCCGTACGGTTTTCCTTCACAGTTCGGTATGGATCCGATTACCTACTTTAGTGAAAACTTTCCTGTTGGTTCACAACAAAGAATGAATTTTTTAATGGGCGCTGTCAGAGAACCTAACTTTCAAAGTAATTTATCCAAAATAGGTGTAGGCCCACAAGAGATAAGGGCTGCAGAAAAAGCCTTAGTCGAAAACTTTAAACAAGCTAGGGCAGAAGGTTTGTCTAATGAACAAGCCGCAGCAGTGTATGACTTTCCAGAAGAAGATACTTTTAAGCCAGGCGAACCTTTCAAAGATGTAAAAACTGGCGATCTATCTGTGATGGAAGATCTAGCAAAAGAAGGTCCTTTTCCTCAGGCACAACTAGATTTAACAAGAGGTGGTGAAAGTCCGTTCAAAGTAGACAAGAGAACAAAAGATTTAATTAATTTATTAGGTGGCAAAGACACTGAAACTAATGATGAAATAGTTAACACAGAAACAAAAGATGTTATAGAATCAGATTCTGCTACTTCTGGAGCTGCAAGTCAGTCTAACTTTGCAGAGAAGTCAGATACTCAAAGCGATATAGCTAATAGAAAAGCTGAAGAGTTTGATTTTGAGTCAGAGGTAAATCGATTTAAAGACCTATTAAGAGAATCTACTGATGTAGAAGATAAAACAACTCCTGCTTTATTGTTATTACAATTAGCATCCAACCTGGTATCCGGTAGAACAAACGAAAAAGGTTTTGCTGGTTTCTTAGACGTGTTGGGTCAGGCTACTGGTCCTGTCCTTGATACCGCTGTTAAACTAGCTCAAGACAAAAAAGCTTACGAAAGAGAGCTTGGTGCAAGTGCAGTTCAGCTAGCGTTTGAAAAAGAACAAGACATGTTAGACAGAGCGGCCACGATTGCAGCAGATCAAGCAAAGTTAAATGAACAGTTTGCAACAACAAAGTATTTAAGAAAAATTAATTTTGCACCTAATGGAGCTATTTTAAGTTACTCTCCTGACTTTATAGCCGTAAACAGCAGAGCAGAATTTGACAAACTAAACGCTATTCAACCAATTACATTAAGTAATGGCACTGTCATTATGGATCGTCCATATGCTATGTTTGACACTACAGATGAGAAGCCTTTTTACTACGGTGTTCGTGATCAAGAAAATTTCTTTACAAAATCTCTTCCAATTATGAATAATTACTTAAACTCAATTAATTTTATCACTGCAATTCAAGGTGAAGATCTTGTAGATCCTGCTACGGGTAAGGCTATTGTTGGTCCAAAAGCTTTACTTGATTTAGGTTTTGCTAAAGCCGGAGACTTTATATCTGCCTTAACAAACAATGTTGATACAGAACAACTTTTTACTAAACAACAAGCTGCAGATTTTGAATTAGCTTTTTCTGACATAGATATGTTAGATGCAAGTGATGAAGATAAAGTAAGAATGAAACAAAGCTTATTATTGCAGTCTCAAGGTATTGATTACGATAAGCAGTTTATCGATGCTCTTAATCAAGAAGTTTTTGAAGCAAATATTTTTGAGGGTTTTACAATGAATCAGATAATTAATGATCCTGCAGCTGTTGATGCGTACATGGAAGCAAAAGGTTTAACAGCGGATAGCACCTTGCCAGTCGCTAATCAATTTGGAGAAACAACTATGGTTAGAATTGGAGATGTTAAACAAGACGCTCAAGATACTTTTAATTTTCTTGTGCAAATGGCAGCAGAGGAGGGCATTGAATTTAGAGACGGAAAATTCATGAGACCAGAACCAAGTAATTTAGAAAGATATAATTACAATATTGGCGGTTTGAATCTTAGTGTTAATCCAAAGGTGTTTCAATTAGGTCTTAAATCTAAAATTTTAGGTATTCAATTTGCACGTTTTCAACAACCCGAACAACGATTGTTGAAAGATACAATTGAATCCTCTATCGGAGAATTTAATATGGCTAGTGTATTTACAGGTCCTCAAGAATTAAATGCAAAACTACAAGAGTTTAAAGAGGCAACCGTTAAAAGATATAACAGTATGGTAGAACAAAACTTTATGACAGAGTCACCAGGTGTTTACGAATTATATAAATGGGCTCCAAACAAAGTTTCTGTTTTCAAAACGCCTATGAACGCAGGTGTCGTTGATAAGAAATTTATGATTAATCCTAAATTAGCTGAACAAAGTCCTTCTGTTGAAGAGGTTAACAAAAACAATTTACAATCAACTGGTCAAAACATAAGCGCCAAAGTAGAATATTTTGATTTAACAGAGATCTTAGATCAATATGGAGTAACTTATTAATGAGAAACTATTTAACACTTGATGATATGTACTTAGCCAGGTTGCAGTTTCAACAAAAGACTGACAATCCTGAAGTTATGGAAGGTATTACTGTGCAAGATGTTAAAGAGTTTGCTGAGGGTGATTTAGTTGAAAACAAAGTTGATTTAGAAAAAGGCGAAGATCTACCAACAATATTTGGTTTTAGACAGGCTGCAGAAAAGTATGAATCTGCCGGAAAGTTTGCATCTGCTAAACTCCCTTTAGACGGTATGAAACAAATTATTTCTAAGGTTGCTACTGAGGGAATGAAGAAAGGTTTACCGGAACAAGAGATTATTAAAAACATTGATTATTTTATGGATCAATATGGCTATACAGATAGAATGATGCATCCTGAAACATATGACTTAAATGAATTAGATGACAAGTTTGAATACTTTACAGACAGACCTAACCCTCTTCCTGGTTTAAAACTATTGACCAGTCTTTCTTCTTCTTTAGGAGGAACAGTAGCGGGAGCTAAATTAGGAGCAAACATTGGTAAGTTTTTTGGTTTACCTGGTGCAGCGGTTGGTGCTGTTATAGGTGGTACGGCTGCTTATATTTCTGGTTTAGCAGGTTATGAAGGTTTAATGACTCATCTTAATTCAAAAGGTGTTTTATACAGTCCTACCTTTGATGAGTATGGTGAAATGATCGGTTATCAAACAGGAATCAATAGACCGACTCAAGATCAATTAGTTGATTATCTAAAAAAAGAAGCTCAGTTTGATTTAATGTTAGGTGGTGGTTTGGTTGCTGTTCGTCCTGTTATGAGTTTATTTAAGGCAGGGGGACAAAAATTAATTTCACCAAATGAAGCTATCTACAATAAATTAAAAGCTATTGGCGTTAACCCAGGAAGAGCTGAAGTCTCAAATATTCCAATCATCAATTCTCTTCCTAACGTTTTAGGTCGTGTTCCTTTCTTCGGTCCTGAGTTTGAAAAAGCTTATGCTAAAAACGTAGCTGGTTTTATTAAAGCAGGAGAGAAAAAAGTTCCAGGCTTCAAAGAATTAGTAGATGCTGCAAAGGCAGGTCCTGTTTCTCCTATGGCTAAAATGGGATACAATGTTAGAGAAGCTTTCTTAGCGGGCGATAGAAAAATGATGGATGACATCTTAGACAAGTATCGCCTTCGTGATGAGTCCGGTAGACTTTTAAACAAAGCTTTTGATATTGAATCTTTAAGAACATTCTCAAAGGAAATGTTTGATCGACTAGGAGCTGGAACAGATTTTGGTAAAGCTTCTGGTGATTTAAAAATGGTTTCTGATTTATTTAAAGAAATTTACGATCCGAAGAATCCAGCTAATGCAGGTCGCTTTGTAGATTTTGATAGAGTTAAATACATCAAGGACACTATTTCAACAACAATTGGAGACTTGACTGAAAGAGGTGTGGGTCGAGTTGGTAAGAGTTCTGTTGATGATTTAATGAGAGCTCAAGACTTTTTGGAGAGAATTTTAGGTAATCCTGTTAAACCAGCAAACGTTACAGACGAGGCTTTTGATAAATTAAAGAAAGCTTATCTTGATAATTTAAATACAGCAGACAAAGAATATGCTCAGTATGCAATTCTTATGGGTGATCAAAAGAAAAACTTCAAAGGTGCTGGTAGTTTTTACTTTGAAGATAAAGTTTTAATGGGCGGTAGTTTCTTAGATGATCTTTTTGAAAAAGCATTTACCTTATCTACTCCACAAGGTGTAAGAACAATTCACAAAATATTTAAAGCAGCAGATGTTAAATCACTAAGAGCTGCAGGTATTACCGGAAGCGGTGAAGACGCTTTTAGAGATGCTTTAACTTACAAACTAGGTAAGTCTTTTCAAGAAGCCTTTACAACAACATCTAAAGGTAGTGCAGGTCTTGCTGATGATTTAGGCAAAATGACCTTTGATGTTCAAAAATATAAAATGAGTTTAGGCCTAGATCAGTTTGGTAAACTAGATGATGGTAATCTAAGAGGTTTATCTGAAGCTTTAAACTTAGCAAAACTAAAAGATGCAGGTGGAGAGACACTAACTGTTGATACTTTAAAAAACTTTGCTGATGCCTCTGCTATTTTCTTCAATAATAAAAACTTTAATCTATCTACTTTCTTAGCTAGAAGAGCTCAGATCGGTGGTGTGCGTTCCTTCTTACGTGGTATTACAGGTGCAGGTCTCGTAGGAGCTAGCACATTAACTGTTGGACCTATCGGTACAATCGCTGCTGTTTTATTATCTAAATACTCTGCTCGTTTGATGGCTCAACCTTTCGTGTTAAAGCCAATGACCGAAGCAATGAAAGACTTATCTACTGGTAAATATTTAAAAGATCCAAGTAGCCTGGTTAGTTTAGGAAGAGCCTTAGAAAGATTTTTTGATAATGATCAAGCTTTAGAAGATTCACTTGAAAATGATTTTACTCAACTAGGTATGATTGAAGCTGCTGAAGATTCTTACAGTGAGTTTGGTGGATTAAGAGACGTAGCTATTAAAGACAATTTAGATACCGGTAAGTTTGTTGAAACTATCAAGGACAAACTATTACCTGAATCAAGACAAACAGATAATACTCAGACAGAAACTATACCTATCACATCACCAGAGGCTCAAGATCCATCGACCACGGTTCAAGTTCCAACGGTAGAACAAGTTTCTCGACCAAACATCGCAAGTATTAATGAAGTTATTAATCAACCGCTTATGGCTCGTGCACCTGATCCACAAACAGCAGAAGTTTTATTTCCACAAGATGAGCTATTACAAGCGTCGTTAAGGAGAAGAGTGTAATGGTTAGAAGAGCACCCTTCGGATTTAAAGACAAAAATAGAGGCGGTAAGGGAAGAAATCTCAGTAAGTCTTCTATCAGTAAAGCTATGAAAGCTGCGGATAGTAGCGTACCTGGTGCTTCTTTTTCTGACTTAGTTAAAGCTGATAAACAAACACAAGTTAAATACGACAGAGGTGCGGACTTACAAAAGTTTGTAGACAAATCAAAGCTGTATCAAGAGGGTATTGGTCTTGGTGGTCGAGTAACGGACGACGGAACTTTACAGATGGCTGGTTTGCGGGATGCAGAAGGCAATCCAATAATTCTTAAAAAAGACGGTCAAACTATCTTATCAATGCGTAAACCTGGTATTACTGCGGTAGCACCTAGAAATTTTATGGAAGCTTTAAATGATGTGAAAAGGGCTTTTACTGGTTATAATACTCTTTCTTTCGATCCAAACTCTAAGGGAGCTCCTACGACAACAGGAGGTTTCATTGAACGTCAATCAGGGATCTTGGATAATCTCAAATTTAATCCACTTTCATTTATTCCTGGAGCAAACATGCTTATGTCAGGTATTAACACTGCAAAAAATATTTTCTTTCCACCACCACCTGTTGTTACCATGGGTGGGAGCAGTGATATAACTGTATCAGAAACTCCTAATCTACGGTCAGGCGTTATTGAAACTTTACCACTTGACTCTTTACAAAATAATTTTGACATTACAATGAAAACAAAACCAGAGCTACCGTCAGGAGACAGATTAAACGCAATGGATTTAATGTATGATTTTTATAACTTACCAATAGATCAACCTGAGCTTTATGGTTAAGATGTGGTTGAAACTTAAAAGGTTATTTAGTAAAATACTGCCTCAGAAAGGAGAACCCGATGAACATCAAGAACATTGGGGCATAGGAGCATGATAAAAATTACAGACGAATTGAAGGCACGAGTACAGGACCATGAAGGCCTGCGCACATCTATGTATTTGGACAGTTTAGGAAAAGCCACTGTGGGCATAGGCCACCTCGTACAAGCTCATGAAAGAGAAAGATTTGCTGAAGGGGTAGAGATACCGATGGATGAAATCATTGAGATATTTGAAATGGATTTAAACAGAGCGGCAGCAGGAGCTGATTTATTAATTAGTGAGTGTATCGGTCACGATTTACCTCAGCATGTTGGTGAAGTTATTTTAGAGATGGTGTTTCAATTGGGAACTCAAGGTGTTCGCAACTTTAAGAAGATGTGGAAAGCAATGAGAGTCAAGGATTGGAAGACAGCAGCGGCTGAGATGAAAGACTCTAGGTGGCATTCACAGACACCGAAGCGCTGTGAGCACCTTGCTGAGATTATAGCTAATACCTAGAGAGTTCTTCTAACGTAGTTTGGCAGTGTACCTTCTTCTAAATACCAAGCGTATGCTGCTTTCCAGTCTTTCTTATACTCTGCTTTTAAAAAGTCTATTAATTCTTGTTCTTTATCATCATCACTCTTAAAGAAATTTAAGAAGTGTTGTTTTGCTTTATTAGTTAAGTTGTACATTGTAATTCTCCTTTGTCGTGGAGAATATACATTTATTTTTTCTTTTTAGATTTGCGATTATAGGATAGCTGATGTTCTTCTACAGCTTTGTAAACTTCGACCTTGGACCAGTGTTGCATGGCAGCTTTGTGAATGTCTTCTTGAAATACTTTTAACTGACCTATGTCCAATTCAATTGGCATACCAATATTATCCATAGCTCGTTCAGCTTCTTCTCTTGTTAAACTTAAAAATAGTTTGCCATCTTGGTATACGATTCTACTCATACACCGCACATGCCTTCGCAATCATTGACTGTAACGCCACCTAATTCGTCGAACATGGACATCTGACCACTGTCTTTTGCTTTCTCATCGATATCGATCTCACCTAAAGGCTTACCTTCTTTGGTTACGAAAACAGTGTAGCCCTCACGCATTCCTTTGAATCCACCGTTAATCTTTTTCTCAAACTCAATGACGTGTTGAAACTCTTCTGGTGAGTTATCTTTTAGGTATTTCCACTCTGTCCAAGTCTTGTAAGGACAAAAGGTACAAGCTGATCTTGGTGGCTTTGGCATTTCGTGATCTTCAAACCACTTCTTACACATCGCTCTGGTGATATTTCTTTCAACCAAAGGATAAACGTTTTTAATCCAAGGCTTTCTAGCCTCTTTCACACGATAGGTTTCATCACGAGATATACCCATAATCATTTCAACAACAGTGCCTTTTTTTACACGTTGTCCTTTTTTATATCCCATATGTTCTCTAATAAACTTGTGAATGGGTTCAATCTTGTAGTGCCCGGTACATTGCCTGGTTAGAATACCCATGCTGTTTTTGTTTGGATCTTTTGTAAAGAAAGGAGGTGTTCGAGAGGTATGTAAACCTTCTGCAGCCTCAAGTGAATCTGTTTCAATATTACCAGCGCTGATGACATGAATAGGATAATTTTTAATCTTACCTTTCATCCAATCAAACCAATCATAAACTTCTTTTGGTTCTGCCATGGTGTCAGCAAACACAGCAAAATCAGGCATGGGACCTATCTCACCATACTCATACATAAATGCCAAAGTGCTTGATTGCACTCCCGCTCCCAATGATAATACTTTTAAATCAGCCATTCTTTTAGCTCCTCTCCCATGACTTGTGTCGCTATGTTAATCTTATTCCTTAAACTTTGTACAATCTTTTCGTCTACAGTGCCTTCAGTTACTAGGTCAACATAAGTGACCTTTGATGTTTGTCCTATGCGGTGCACTCTATCCTCCGATTGTAGTCGGACTTCTAAGTCATAAGAGTTACTGTAGTATATCACAGTGTGGCTTTTGGTTAAAGTTAAACCATAACCACCTGTTTTTGGATTACCTACAAAATAACGAAGGTCTTCGCCATTCTGAAAGTCATCAATAATTTGTTGTCGCTCTTCGTTTGGCGTGTCACCATAAAAAGTAGCCACGGATTGTGAACCATGGATCTTGGATATTTCTCTTGCAATGTTTTCAATGTCGTGTCTATAGTTTGCCCAGATTAAAACTTTGCCTGATGTCTCATTCAATATATTTAACAATTCTTTTATCCTGTTATTTTCTACTGGCTTTACTTCTCCGTTATCTAATTTTACGTGCCCGCACACTATCTGATGTAGCCTTAGTATTTGGGTTAGCGCTGATAGGGCTGTCAACCTTTCTCCCTCTAATGACGCTATGGCCATTCTCTTCATAGATACATACATCTCCATTTGTTTCGGAGTCATAGATACATTACGTACCTGATATATTTTTTCCGGTAAATCAAGACAATCATCTTTAAGCACTCTGTAAGAAAAGTGATCAATCTTTTCTGAAAGTTCGTCTAATCTTTGATATCTCACAATCATGTTGAACTGATGAGTTGGAACGTTTCTTCTTACCATGACACAGTATCTATTTTTAAATGCCCAGAATGAACTGAAGCCTAATAAATCTTCATCAAGAAAAGCACACTGAGAATACAGATCTATTGGAGACCTGGTGACTGGTGAACCCGTCATGATTCTTTTGTATTTGATTAGCGGGGATAATTTTAAAATACTTTTTGTCCGAGCTGCTGTTGGATTTTTGATTGTCGTGCTTTCATCAATTGCAACCATGGCTTTATGTGATAAGAAAAACTTCTTAGCAAAATCAACACCTTTCTTAGTGCTGAACGCCTCAACGTTCATAAGAAATATTTTAAAGTTATCATTGGGTAAGAATACTTTTTCTAGTTTTTTTCTTTCTTCTGCTTTGTTATCTGACCCCCAGACAAAAATATCAGGCACAATATGTTCCGGTAAATGATTGTTCAATTCTCTTATCCAGTTTTTGTAAACTGTCTTAGGAGCAATTACTACCAAACTTTCAATGTGTCCATTATCATATAAATAACTAGCATTATAGATAGCAACAAGAGTCTTTCCTGTACCCATTTCCATAAACCAGGCAAAATTATCTTTTTCTAAAGCTGCGCCTAACGCAGCTAGCTGATGAGCAAAAGGCTCAGTTTTAAACGGATAGTCCTGTAGTTTATTCATTTCTTTCTGCAAATAAATATAGTGCTTGAAATTTAGATTGCAACTATTATATAATACGTCAAGAAAGAAGGAAATAATGAGCACAGTTTATGTTGTACAAGAAATGCCAGGTAGGGACATTTTATCTGCTGATAAGTATGGTAAATTAGTTCCAGTCATGCCTCCAGGGTATCAGGTTGTTTTATCACCTGGTCCTGCAGTATCTAAGATAAAAAAAGTAATTAAAGAATATACTGACGATGATTACATTTTATGTCTTGGTGATCCTTCTCTTATTGGCATTGTGTGTGCTCATTGTGCAGAAATGAATAGAGGTAAATTTAATCTACTGAAGTGGGATAAAAAACATCAAAAGTATTATCCTATTGAAGTAGATTTACATAGGAGAACGTAATGAACAACGCATCAGTGCTAAGTTCTTTGGAACAATCATCTAAAGATCTTAGTAAGTTAGATGACGGATCTTTGTCCTCATTGGGATCGAAGTGTCAAGAAATCGAATCAACTATGGCTGAGATGGAGAATCTTGAAGCTCATCGAAAAGAGCTCGGTTCAAAACTTCAGAAGTTGTATGATGAGACAGCCGATTTGCTTAGGTCAAAGAATCTAACATCACTAACCCTTGCGAATGGATCAAAAGTAACTGCATCTGAAAAGGTCGTAGCACATATCAAGAAGGACGTACAAGAGTCTGCCTTTGATATACTACGTGAAAAAGGATTTGGTGACTTAATCAAACGTGAGGTAAAAGCAAGCTTCGCTAAAGGCGAAGACTCTCAAGCAGAACAGTTCATTCATGCAATCGAAGAGCAAGGATTACAGCCGGTAGATAATGCCTCAATACATCCAAGCACTCTTAAAGCTTTCTTTAAAGAGCAGCTAGATAAAGGCAACCCGCACGAAATACCTTTAGATCTTTTCGGGGTTCATGTTTTGAACGAAATAAAAATAAGGAGATAGTTATGCGTAAGCGTAAAACCGTAAACAAAAAAAAGATGTCTGCCGGAAAACAAGTGCAGGCTAAAAAAGAAAACAGTGTAGCAGCAGTTACATTGGAAAGCCTAGAAAGTCTCTCTGGTAGAGGTCTACAGAATGTATCAACTGATACTATGGCTACACCAAGAATTAAAATCTTGATGCAGTTATCACCGGAACTAGAAGAGATTGAAGGTGCGAAGGCAGGAATGATTTACAACACTGTAACTCAAGACCTGTTTAAAGCAGATGAAGGTATCAAAGTTATTCCTTGTTACTTTCAGTTGCAATACGTAGAGTGGACTGATCGTGGTCAAGGTAGTTCAGCTCCTGTCAATGTCTATGACGCAAGTTCTGACATTCTTTTAAAAACTAAAAGAGATGATCAAAACAAAGATAGGCTAGATAGTGGTAACTATGTTGACACTTGTCACAATCACTTTGTCTTAGTAATGGACAGCTCTGGCATACCTTCGCCAGCAGTTATCACATTTAAATCAACGCAGCTCAAGCACAGTAAGCGTTGGAATACTATGATGAAGAGACAGTTCCTAAAAGGTGCTAATGGTAATTTGTTTGCAGCTCCTTCGTTCGCCAACGTTTACAAATGGGGAACAATGAAAGAGTCTAATGACAAAGGAACTTGGTATGGATGGAATGGTCCTACTAAAGATGCAGTCATCACTGAGCTACCTAACAGTGCTGAGATTCTTCAAATGGCAAAAGACTTTGAAGAAAGTTGTCGTAAGGGCGAAAGAAATGTTTCTTACGAAGAGACTGAGACTGCTTCTCAAGACTCTAGTGAAGATATACCATTTTAATATTAAGGGGGCTTCGGCCCCCTAACTTTTTTAGGGAGATGTTTTGGACTACAAGAAATTTAGAGAGATATTCAGAGGTTTAGATAGAGCCTACGGAGTTTACTATAAAGGTGAAACAAAAGAAAATGGTAAGCTTTCTGGTAAGGCATATATAAAAAAAGAACCTTTATTAGAAGAATATTATCAAGACCATTTACTAGGCAAAGACCCTGCTTTGGGTGTTGTGCCTATCATGGATGACTCCAATTGTTATTGGGGTTGTTGTGATATTGATAAGTATCCGCTTGACTTCAAAGCTATTATTAAAAAATTAAAAGTTAAAAAAGTTCCTATGAGTGTCTGCCGTTCGAAGAGTGGCGGGGCACATCTATTTTTATTTACAAAGCAATCTGTACCAGCAGTTATAATGAGAAATAAATTATATGAGATTGCAGCTTACCTGGGCTATGCTGATTGTGAGATTTTTCCTAAACAAACTGAAATCAAAGCCGATAGAGGCGACACAGGTAATTTTTTAAATCTGCCATATCACGGTGGTGATGAGAGTATGCGTTATGCAATGGATGATGACGGTCAGTCTTTAACCTTAGAAGAGTTTTATAAAAAATATGATGACTTAGTTTTAACACCAAAAGAATTAAAAGAGATTAGTGTTGCTGATGAGTCTCGTGAACTAAAGGATGGACCTCCTTGTTTGGAAACTTTAATGGCTGAGGGTTTTCCTGAGGGAACTCGGGATAATGCTTTATATCAATATGCGGTCTATGCTAAAAAAGCTTACCCTGATCACTGGCAAGATAAAATTTCTGAGTTCAATCATAAGTACATGGACCCCTCTTTATCAATTGCTCAAGTAAATAAGACTATTAAGCAGCATGAGAAAAAAGAATATGCATACAAATGTAAAGATCAACCTATGTGTTCTCACTGTAATTCTAACCTCTGTCGTCAACGACAGTTTGGTGTTGGCCCTGACTATGAACATAAGTTCGGTGATTTAACAAAGTATCAATCAGATGAATCTGTTTGGTTTTTAAATGTAGACGGACAAAGATTAGAGCTCACTACTGATCAGTTATTTGATCAAGCTAAGTTTAGAAAAGCTTGTATGGATAATTTAAACATTTTACCTAATCCTATGAACACCAGGGACTGGACTGCTCGTATTCAACAGTTGCTGCAGTCTGTGGAGATTATTGAGATGCCAAAGGAAGTTAGAAAAGAAGGCCGTTTTGAGCAACATCTAGATAACTTTATTAATGATCAAGGTAAAGCAATGAACATTGAAGAAATTTTAATTGGTAAAGCTTGGACTGACGAAGGTAAAATATTTTTTAAGATGTCTTCGTTGGAAGAATATTTGCAAAAGAAAAGATTTACTGACTTTACAACAACTCAAATGGGGGCTCGGATCAAGCAACTTGGTGGAGGAGACACCAGGAAAAGAGTTAGAGGTAAAGTTGTTTACATGTGGTATGTGCCGGATCAGACTTCAGAAGAAGTTAATTTAGAACTACCAAGTATGAAAGAAGAGATTCCGTTTTAATGGACAACACAACAATTATATTTGGACCACCAGGTACAGGAAAGACTACCAAGCTTCTTCGTATTGTCGAAGAGGAATTGGAACGTGGAACACCACCCGATCGTATTGGTTACTTTGCATTTACTCGTAAGGCTTCGCAAGAAGCTGTTACACGAGCATGTTCAAAGTTTAATATTGAAAGAAAACAATTCTCTAATTTTAGAACATTACACAGCTTAGCTTATCGATCATTGAAGTTAGATAAAACTAATGTGATGAAAGATGAACACTACAAAGATTTAGAAAATATCTTGCAAGTTAGATTAACTAACCCTGACTCTACAATTAATACTTTTGGTGCGTTTGTGGCTGAGGATATTTATATGCAGTTGATAAATCTTGCTAAGGTAAAGAATGAGCCTCTCAATAAAATTTTTCATGAGTTTGGACACGTGCCCGGTGGTTGGTTAAAATTAGATTACGTTGACCGGGCTTTGAGAGAATATAAAACCGAGAGGAATTTATTTGATTATACTGACATGATTATTGAATATAACAAGCAAAAACCAGATCCTGTTTTGGACGTGTTGATTGTTGATGAAGCTCAGGATCTTTCTTTTATACAATGGGAAATGGTAAAGAATATGCAGGCTCAGGTTGATAGAGTCTACATTGCCGGAGATGATGACCAGGCTATTTTCAAGTGGTCTGGAGCTCAGCCAGAGTTCTTGATTAATTTACCAGGCAAAAGAGAAATATTAAATCAGTCATATCGTGTGCCTATTGCAGTGCATGGTGTAGCAAATAAATTAGTAAATAGAATAGAAAACAGGGTCTCAAAAGATTATAAACCGAAGCTTGCTTCAGGATTCCTGGAGAAACATATTCATCGTTTTGATTCAGTAAACTTGAAACACGGATCATGGCTCTTGTTGGGTAGAACTAATTATATAGCTGAGCAGCTCGTAGACGAGTTGCGGGGAATGGGAGTTTACTATGATAAGTTTGACAATCCTTCTGTTTCTCAGAAGTTGGTTCAAGCTATTCACACTTGGGAAGAATTACAGAAAGGTGATAAGGTAAACTTCAATCAGGTAAAAAATTTATATTCTTATCTTAAATTAGATAAAGACGTGGCTAGAGGTCACAAAGGTTTGACCGGTGTTGATGAAAAGAAAATGTTTAACATCTTAGACCTGGCCATGGAACATGGACTAAAGATTGAACAACAAACGCCATGGCACTATGCCTTAACGCAAGTATCAGAAACAATGAAAGTTTATATTTTATCTTTGATAAGAAATAATGAAGAGATACATTTAAAACCAAGAATAAAAGTTTCTACAATTCATGGTGCTAAGGGTGGTGAAGCTGACAATGTAATGTTACTAACTGACCTTACCAAAAGAGTTGAAGAGGGTTATTTGAAAAACCCTGATGACGAGAGAAGAGTATTTTATGTTGGAGCGACCAGAGCTAAAGAGTCCTTGCATCTTGTTGCTAGTCAAAGTAATTTAGAATTCTCAGAAATATTTAGATGAAAGAATTTAATTGGATATTACCAGAGTACAAAAGCGAAAGGATCGACCCATATATGAGTAATCAAATACCAATGTTTCAACCACCAAGTGAGTGGTTGCCCCCTGAGAACATTCCTAATTTAGATGATGCAAAAGAAATAGCAATTGACCTGGAGACAATGGATCCTGAAATTAAAACTAAAGGACCTGGTTGGGCTACCGGGGAAGGTGATGTCATTGGTGTTGCAATTGCCGTAGAGGGTTGGAAAGGATACTTTCCTTTGAAACATCCTGGTGGTGGTAACTTTGATGAAAAGATTTTCTATCGTAATTTTAAAAAGATGATGGCGCTGCCTAACAGAAAAATATTTCATAATGCTATGTATGATGTCGGTTGGTTAAAACATAAAGAAGTTAAAGTGAATGGTAACTTAATTGATACCATGATTGCTTCACAGATCATTGATGAGAATCGTATGGGCTATTCTCTTAATGCTGTAGCAAAAGACTATCTAGGTGAAAAAAAATCAGAAGCTTTGTTGTATGAGGCTGCAAAAGAATGGGGTGTTGATCCGAAAGGTGAGATGTGGAAGCTTCCCGCTCAATTTGTTGGGCCTTATGCTGAGCAAGACGCAGAGCTCACATTGAAGTTATGGCATCGCCTGGAGCCTGAAATATACAAACAAGATTTAGTTTCTGTCTTCTCTCTTGAAACAAACATCCTTCCCGCATTGATAGAGATGAAGTGGAAAGGTGTCCGTGTTGACACCAATCGTGCTGCTCAAATTAAAGAGAAACTCTTGGAAGAAGAAAACCTTCTTCTCACTCAAATCCAAAACATCTCAGGGGTTTCTGTTGATCTTTGGGCGGCACGCTCTGTTGCAAAAGCTTTTGATGCAATGAGCATTCCCTACGAGAAAACTGCAAAGGCACAAGAACCAAAGTTTGATAAAAACTTTTTAGCAACACATCCAAGTCAGTTAGCTAAGTTGGTAGTCCAGGCTCGTGAGATTAACAAAGCTCGAACAACTTTTATTGATACAATAATGAAACATCAAAAGAAGGGTCGTATTCACGCTGAGATACATCAAATGAAATCTGATGTGGGCGGCACAGTAACTGGTCGTTTCTCAATGAGTAATCCAAACTTGCAACAGATACCAGCTCGTAATGAAAAGATTGGGCCAATGATTAGAAGTTTATTTATACCTGAGGAAGGAGCTCGATGGGGTTGCTTTGATTACAATCAACAAGAACCAAGGCTCGTGGCACACTACGCTGCTATAACCAGGAATGGTTTAGAAGGTGCTGATAAAGTCATTGACGGTTATAATAGTGACCTGGACTTCCATGGCACTGTAGCTGAGATGGCTAACATTGATCGTAAAATTGCAAAGACAATTAATCTGGGGCTCTTTTATGGAATGGGTAAAGGTAAGCTAAAAAGTCAATTAGGATTAAACGATGAACAAGCTGATGAGTTATTTAAAACTTATCACAGCAGAGTTCCTTTTGTAAAACAGCTCACGGACCAAGCATCAAAGTCTGCACAAGAAAATGGTTTTGTCAGAACTTTACTTGGACGAAAGTGTCGTTTTGATTTATGGGAGCCCGCAAGCTTCGGTGTACACAAACCGTTGCCCCTGGAACAAGCAAGAAAAGAACACGGAAAAAATATTAGACGAGCTTTCACATACAAAGCTTTGAATAGATTGATACAAGGCAGTGCTGCTGACATGACAAAGAAAGCAATTTTAGATTTATATAAAGAGGGAATAGTTCCTCACATCCAGGTTCATGATGAGTTGGACTGTTCTTTTGATTCTGAGATCCAGGCAAAGAAGATTGAAAAGCTCATGATTGAATGTGTCGACTTAAAAGTGCCAGTTAAAGTTGATTGTGAAATCGGTAATAACTGGGGTGATATAAAATAATTTTAAGTTATCCACAACTTTGTTTGGAATCTTTGCAAAAATTCATACACATATTACATAGTATATAAAAGAGCCCTAGGAGGGGCTATGTAATGACAACAACCAAGAAAGACCGTTGTGTAAACTGCGGTAAGAAATTAAAAAGAAGATATGAAATAACATATAGTGATAACGAAGCTAAGATGGCTCACACGTCTAGACCAAGAAGACTTCAAATTGCCTCTTGGGACATCTGGGATGGTGAAACTTATTGGGCCTATGAAGGTCTGTTCGACACTTTACGTTGTGCAGCTGAGTTTGCAGCCGGAGCATATAAAGCAGGCTATAGACGCAGAAAACGCACAAAATAAGGAAAATAAAAACGGTTTTAAGAGCCATACAGGGGTGATGTAGCAAAGCCCCTGTATGATTGGATCCGGTGATTTTGGAAGGATTAGTTGTTTTACCTCCAACTTTCAGAACACAGATAAACATCTTCTATAATCTTACTCGAACCAAAGCTAATGACCTCAAACACTTGTCCGTCAGTCATGTCGCCCTGTGCCTTACAGCTCTGTTAAAACTGTTTTTCAGCCACAATATTGAACTGATCACATTCAATAACCGGATATACTTATATGGGTAGTTTGAATTTTTTTTCAACTAATAAATAATATTTTTTTAGGAGTTGACATAATTAGTTGAGATATTATATAATAACCATAGAAATACAGAAAGGAGCTTCAACATGGAATATTCAATACCAAGTTGGGTCGAACTTATACTCATAAATGACGAAGAAGGGAGTGACGATGATTAGTATTATCATTGGATGCATTATAGCAATTCTAATTGTACATCACTTAGGGTGGATATAATGACAGATGTATCACGATACAAATCAGTGGCTATCAAAAAAGATAGTTACAAAAAACTAAAAGGCATGGCAGATCAAGATTACAGATCAGTGGCCGGCTTTATAGAATACTTAATAGACAAAGAACTAGAGGAGAGAAGAAATGCCAAGTAAGAAAGAGCCAGAAAATATTACAGTCCCTGGCGTTGTATTACAGGATTGTATAATAACATTAAAAGGTGATTCACCTTTAATTTGTAACAAATGGTCTGAGAAGGCTAAACAAGAAATCAGAGACAAGCAGATGAAGATTGCAAAAGCTGCAGGTAGAGAAGCAAAGGATCCTGAAAAATGTTTTAGAGATTCTTTATATGCAATGCCTAACGGTAAAGCATATGGCTTTCCGGCGATTGCTTTCAAAGCTGCTGCAGTTAATGCGTGTTCTCACATTGAAGGATTAACAAAGGTAGCCGCTCGTGGTTCCTTTCACATTCCATGTGACTTGATTGAAATCAAGGGTAAACCTGTGATGAGAGAAGACATGGTGCGTGTAGGTATGGGCGCTGCTGACCTTCGATATAGAGGTGAGTTTACTAAATGGGAAGCTGATGTTCCTGTGAGGTACAATGCTAATGCCTGGTCAATCGAACAGTTGATCAACGTATTTAACGTTGCTGGTTTTGCATCTGGAGTTGGTGAATGGAGACCACAAAAGAATGGTAACTTTGGAATGTTTAAGGTGACTAACGTAACTAAGATCGAAAGAAAGAAGGAGGTCAAAGTTGCGTAAGGTAAAAACAATCCAGGAATATCAATTCCGAGAAGGCACACGTTATTCAGTGGACGCTCAAGTTGTTGGAGAACGTCTTGAGGAGATCACGAACAAGCACGGGGGACTCAACCCACGCCTTGTTGTGCGGGAGGCAGAAAGAAAGAGTTCGCCTCTTCACGATTGCTTTACGTGGGACGATACTAAAGCTGCGGAAGAGTATCGATTGCAAGAGGCAAGGAAGTTAATTGGTTCCGTCATGGTCGTCACGCAGCGTGTAGACGAACCAATTCGTGCTTTTCATAGTGTTAAGGTAACTACGAGCTCTGACTCTGACGACGATGCACCTCGTACTTATGTTTCACTGGATGTAGCGTTGAGCGATGAGGAGTATCGATTACAGCTTTTACAACAAGCTGCTCGAGAACTGAACTCATGGAGAAAAAAATATGGAGAATTGAAAGAGCTCTATAAGTTTTTCTCTGAAGCTCAACGCATCATTGAAAGATATTCTGCATAGTGTAGAATAATAGATAGCGTGTTAGAAATATCTAATAACAATTTAATCATGAAAGGTACATGTTGTATATTCAGATGCAAATTGCTACTAGATCTAGTGTCTCTTGCAAATTAACTAGCTTCTAACACGCCGTCAGAAAGGATAGAATGAACTACGTTTACACACATATAATCGACATCTTAATTAAGAGAGATGGATGGTTACAGGTTCCTCTGTATGTTAGAGAAGATCAAAAGAATTATTCAAGATAACTTGGAGGATTGTTATTTTGATGTGGAGTCTCTGGGTGGTTGTAAAAACATGATCACCTTAGAGGTTTCACATCGGGAGTATCATCAAACAGATAACCCTACTGTTTATGATATAGAAAAATATATTATTGAAATAAGGAAGGAGAAATCTGATGGCAAGTAAAGTTGGTTGGGAAGAACAAGAAAGAATGAATGAGTATCGAGAACTGTATGACAAAGTTGAAGACGCTGTTATTTCATTGAAGAAAGCTGAAGAAATGAAAGCTTTTCTTTATTTAGATACTCTTCAGCAACAACATTTTAAAACTACTATTGATGATTTAGAAAGTTTTCTATCAGTCATAGAAGACGGATCGTCGATAGAATAATTTTAGTGTGGATGTGGCGGAATGGTTACGCAGCGGATTGCAACTCCGTTTTATGCAGGTTCGAGTCCTGTCATCCACTTCAGGCAGGCCAGGTATGTCCAGGTTTGGTATGATCCGGACGGGCTAGGAAAGGTGAGGCAGGAGAGGCAGCGTGGGGTATGTTGTGGTGAACCGTGGATTGGTGAGGCAGGCTAGGTAAGTTCAAATATGGTGGGGTAAGGCGCAGTGTGTTACGGCGTGGCAGGAGTGGTAAGTTAAGGTGACGAATGGTTTCGAGCGGACTGGTGAGCATAGGCAAGGCAGGAGTGGTAAGGTCAGTTGCGTTCTGGTACTGGTCAGGAGTGGCGAGGCAGGCGTGGTGAGGTCGGGTACGTTCTGGTGGTAGCAAGGTG